GTTTCTGGAACTTCGACCGAACGCCCAACACCGACGGACGTGTCGGCGGGTAGACTTACGATTGAGACTTCCATGATTTCGGAATCTATTACTCGGAACAGATCGGGTTGATCGTTGTCCCTTTCCATCTTCCGAACTTTGTAACCGATCGACACGTTCGAACGAATGCCGTCGACTACATCCTGATAAACCTCGCTGGCCAGCGCGCCTTTTCCAAAACGCACCGTCGCCCGGAGTCGGCGGGCCGAGTCATCGAGACTTACGGATTCAATCACCCCGATTTGACGTTCGGGGTCGTGGTCCAGCAGCAGGGGCGCATAGCCGGAACGTAGGAATTCCAGGTCCAACGTCTTTTCGCTGTGGACAATAACCTCGCGACCGAACGATCGTTCGACCGGCTTTTCACTTGAAACAGACATTTCGACACGTCGATCGTCCATTTCCGTAACTTCCGAATGTTCCATTCGGTGAATGACTTCGGATTTGCTGAACCGTTCTTCGGACATTTCTTCCATTTCGGGTTCGGCTTCGTCTTTGCCTTCCATCGACTTCCCGAAAGTGATGATGATTTCGTCGTCCGTTTCCACGATTTCTTTGATATGTCGCTGTTCCACTTTTCTTTCCTCGTTGTCACTGGCCAGGGGGTGGCCGTCGGGGAACAGATCGGTGTCGTGTTTCCCGCCTTGGAATCTATCATTTTTAAGCGCGAATAGAAACGAATTCACCCTGGCATATCCCCACTGCTCCGGGGAACCCACGCCAGGACGAACCGATCCGGGGTTTGTTTTGTATGCCCCGATTCCGCGCTCCATTACTTTCCGCAACATCGACAGGGTCGCCCGCCGGATCGGATCGTCGCCCACTTCTTCATTGTGTTCGTCTCGCTTGTTTGCGAGGCCGGTTTCGACTTCGTCGCTCAGTTCCCGTTCGTCGCGTTCTTCGTCCTTTTTGCCTTCCAGCTTTTTCACAAGCTCCAGGATGACGTCTTTCATGCCCTGTTCGCCCAGGGTACCAATGACGCCCCATTTCATTTGTGCGACGATTCCGCCGACATTGCTGCGATTGGGTTCCAGGTCGCCGTCCGCGAACTGGCCGCCATCCTCAAAATGACGCGCTGCCCAGGCTTCGCGTTCCTTGATCCAGTCCAAAACCGAACCGGCTTCGTCGCCATCCCTGGCGCGTTCCCATAGGGCGAATGCTTCATTCCCGCGAACATTCCCGCCCAGCGCCCACACTTCGCGGTTGAATTCCTGGATGTTTTCAGCGAATCCGCGATCGAATTGTGGGTATTCTGAATTCCGCAGCGATATTTTCAGGTCGTCGCCTTCCTTCGGAAAATTAGTCGCCATCGGTCATTTCCTCAAATGCTTCGCCGGTCTGCAGGTTGATCTTGCCGGGTCCGTATGGTGACTGGCCACCGCCAAACGGTTCGAACGCCAGTTTCAGACCAAACTGATCCGCCAGCTGTTTGTCGCGGGCGACCTGGGTGAATACTTCCTCGACGTCGCGACCGTATACGTTCGCCACATCCTGCAGGGAAATCAGACCGTTCTGCAGAGCGATGACGTGCGCGCTGATTTCACGCTGGGGATCGACCCACTGGAATCCACGCGGTCGGAACTGCGACGCCTGGGCGAACTTGTCGAACTTGTCGATCGGCAGATTTACCGCGCCCAGGGTGAACGCATTCACCAGCCAGCGTTCATACACTGGCAGAACGAAATGCTGGATCATGTAATTCTGCAGTGTGCGATAAAAATCGCGGTCCTCGATGCTGCCCTGGCGGATGCTGGAATAACTGGTCTGGGTCAGGTCATTCGCCAGGCTGTGATAACTCACGCCCAGGCCGGACGCGATACCGCGCAGGATCGATTTTTCAAAATCAGCGAACGCGCTGGTCGGGTGGCTTGGGTCCCACGGGGTGAACTCGACGTCCCTGGGTAGCTGGAAAAATGTTCCCGGCTCGGCGTCGGTGATCGGCACCACCGAATCCTCCACGTCGTCACCCATAAAACCATCGCCGGATCGAGACGTAAAAAATCCCATCTTGCTGGCCGCAGTCCTGGCCGCCACCAGTTCCGCTTCACGATAGCCATGCAACATTTTAAGCGACGTGACCGCCGTCGACATCCAGGGAACGCCCCTGGTTTGCTGCGCGCGGTCGGGTAGATATAAGTGCAGAATGTTTTCCGCTTCGACCCTGATCGTGCGCCTGGCGTATTGCGTGAACTGATAATCGCCAGGGTGTTCGGTCAATAGATGATATGCGACCGGGCGCCGGTATTGATCGAATTCAACACCCATTCGGATTTCGTTACCATTGGTTGCGCGTTCGTTCTTTTCTTCATCGATCAGGTCGGGTTCCATGAACTGCAGGGCGAACCGATCCTGGTTCCCTGGATAGTTCACGATGCGGATCAGGGCTTCGCCATCGCGCGCCATTGATTCCACCGCCATCGCCTGCGCGTCCACGAATGACATTCTGCCGTCGACTGTGCAGTTCCCGACGCGGGTCCAGCGATTCCATTCACGTTCGATTTGCTGGTTTCCGATTGTGTCCAGGGTTCCGTCGGTGTTGACCGCTTTCACCTGCAGCGTCGCGCCACGTTCGCCGACGACGTTCGTTTTCACCAAGTGAATGTATCGCTTCGCGTATTCGTTATTTCTCGACAAATCCCGGCATCGGTCGCGCAGGGTTTTCAGTGAGAAACGAATTTCGGAATCTGCCGAACGCTGGGTCGCCATAAAATCGGCGAACAATCGTCCGCCCTGGGCGCCATCGTAGCGACGTTTTTTCACCGGCTTCTGTTTCCGGCGGAATATGTCGAACATCCCCATTTACAAAAACCTCACTTTGACGGTTGACGCTGTTTTTCGTCCCAGTCTTATGTCTTCCAGACGCTTCTGCTTGGTCACTTCTGCGTTGTAGTAATCCCGCCACTGCAACAGTTCATCGAGTCCGAATTTCGTCAGGGATCGACCCTGGATCGAGTAGTTCGCCACGTCGGAATCCGCCTTGCCCTCCAGCAGCGACTCGATTTTCGCGAGCATGATTTCCGCGTGGGTTCGCGGATCGGCGCCGGTTGCGTCCAGGTCCACGACAATATCCAGCGATCCACGACTGACCACCACCCGGCTGTCGTCGGAATTTCTCAGTATTTCGGTTTGCCAGTGATATTTACCGGCAACAAACGCCGCCGATGTCGCGGAATCTATAGTGAACAAATAGGCGCCATCGGAAACAGTCGCCTCGACTTGTATTTCGGATGATCCGCCGGCTGTCAGTCTTGCGACAAACGTCGCGGTATAGCTGTCGGTCGGATAGTCGATCGCCAGGTCTGATCGCTTGAATTGAACAAAATCGCCGACGACGACCTCCGACGGTTCGCCCTCTCGGGCCAATTCTGCGTCGAATAGGTTGGGCATTTTACCTCCAATTATTCACGAACCCGCCCGGCTTTCTCTGTTTGGCTGGCCGCGCCTGGCTTTCAGGTTTGGATTTTTCGCCATTTGGCCGCGACTCCGCCGCCTTGTCCGCCAGTATATTGACATTCACGCCAGAAATATATAACGCCGCCATAGCATAACACCGAACGTCCAGGGCTTCATTCCTTCGCCTGGATTTTATCCATTGACGCTTCGCATGGCCGCGAACGTATCGCGTGACCAGCTTTTCCGATGTCAGCTGCAGAAAGTATTCCGGGTCGCGGTTGATCGGAAAATGACAATACCCAGGGCCGGGTTCGGTGATCTTCAGTCGACCATATACCAGTTCTTTCGCCGTATCGGAACCGATGGGGAACAGCCGGACCTTGCCGATGTTATTTTTGCTAGGGCGCCCGACCAGGGGGCGACCCTCGCCACCGACGCCCTTGATCCCGAAAACGCGCCTGGATTCGCGTCTCTTTATGTATCGCTGGGTTGCCTGGGTGTGGCGTCCGCCGGTATCGATGCACGTCTCCCGGCCCCCCAGTTCCCGCCCGTCGTCCGTTTCATAGCTGGCGAACAGTACCGCATCCAGGTCCGCCCAAACCTGGGGCGAACTGGGGTCGCCAGGCAGAACCATATATTCCAG